GTTTGACCAACACCAGCCAATGATTGCAATGGTTGCAACCTTGCGGCACGTTCTTGTTGATAGCGGTTAAAAGCATTGGTGTATTCTTGCGAACCCATTTCTTGGCCGTAACGACTAGCCGCTTTTAAAGCGCTTCCAGAAATCAAACCGCCACGAGCCGCAGCTTGAGCGTCTAATGCTTTTTGACCTTCTTTTAAACGAAATGCGTAGCCTGGATCAGCTTGAAACTGATCCATGCCAAATGGCGTGTAATCTGCCGCACCTTCAAGTTTTCCTAACGCACGAACACCAGCCTGCAAAAAAGGCATCTGGTCTTGACGAGTCTGTTGGAATTGATCACTAGACAGAGCCGATGCTTCACGCGCAGCGCCTGCTTGTGATTCGCCAGCACTTTTAGATGCAGAATAACCAAGAACTGCTGACACGCCGATTGCTGTTGCTACACCAGACATGGTGACTCCTTTTGCTTAAATTCAATACCTGATAGCGAAAGTGCTTGACGGTAATTGATAGTTATTTCAGTACCAATACTGCCGCCTTTACAACCCTCAATGTCAGCTATTGCAACTAGGTCTATATCGCCGTTTGACAATAATACCATTTTGGCGTTAGGAAATAAAGAATGGTTGGTAAATCGGCCTGCTTGTGTGCGTTTGCCATCAATTCTAGCAGGGCAGATCAGGTTGCCTATTGCTATGTTGGTTGTGGCAAACAACCCCTTCCCCTCAATGGGAGATATATCTACACGGGTTATTTCGTTGTCTACCCATATTTGGTCAGACTCATCCTCTGATTGTTGTCGGGCTTGTGCGTGTGAAATCCCACATTCTTCTAACAACAAAACGTAATCATTACGATCTACTGCTTTGGATACGCTTTCAAGCGCAAACTTAGAGGCTTGGTCATTGTGCCATTGATCGCTTTTTTCTATAAAGAAATCTTCAACAGCAGTAGCGTCTTTAAGGTCTGTAGCATAAATGTTTTGCCATACCATGTCTTCCATGACATAACCTATCTTTCGCCCTGCTTTTCCTGTAAAAATCATAGGGGCAGTCAGAATCTGTGTAGTGCCATCATCTTTAGCAATTAACACTTTGCCACTAATCATTACGTTTAGCTGGTCAAACTTTTGATGATGACCAATAGCAAAAGTGCCTGCTGGCATAAAAACTTCACGAATACAAATGCCAGGTCCAAAATGATGAACAACTGGACAATCAACTTGTGGATGCGCTAATAGTTCACGTTCAGCAGCCTCTACGTTGCTAAAAGTGGTTAGCGCTTGCCGCGCAAGATCAAGGTCTAACTCATTCATATGATCTGGCTCACAGTTAGCACCACGCTAGGGGATGCTGGCTTGGCAGGAGATGTAGTCGCTGCAATGGTTGTAAGTTTCGCAGAACCATCAACAGTTAGCCAGTACAACTCAAGATAGTCACCAGCGGCATAGTTTTCAAAAAAGTTGACTGTCAACAGCGCAGCGCCATCAACAGCGCCTACTTTTTTGGGGACAGTAACTGTGCTAGAAGTATTAACAGTATTTGCGCCGTTTTTACGCAACCAAACATAAACAGCATCTTCAGTTGCTGTGGCGTTTGTAAATTGCAAGCTAGACGTTACCGTTGTCAGACCTTCAGCATTAAACACAATCCGAGATGTTGGGGTTCCTACTGTAGTGTTTCGTGTTACACCAGTTGTGTTAAACGTGATTGCTGTAGGTGTGTTTGCCGAAGCAGTTTGGTTTGTTGTGTCTGAAAAAGAACCAAATGGCAGACTTGTGAAATAGTTGTAAAAGTTTGTAAAAAACCGATACCAAGAACGCTCCATAAGCTGGCCGACCTCATCCACCACGGGAACCCGTGACGATGGAATTCTGGTGTTGGATGCGTCAAGCATTGGTAGGCGTTACGTTGAGTTGTGCGCCCATGATTGTAATTTTCACAGGGTCTGTGCCTGACAATTCATATACACGATCACGCAGCTTTAGCGTCATGCCCATGCGTCTAGCAAATGCTCTGCGGTAATACTCGCCAATCTTGCCCATTGACATCCAATGTTCGTTAGACCAAGTATGGCCACCGTCATCAGACCAGCGCAGCATCATCTGTGGGTCGCTACCTTGGCCAACATCTATGCCAACACCCGCCTCGCAATCAATCTGCAACGTGTGTTGAGATGTGCGCTTTAGGTCGTTAGTGCCTGTTGGCAACGCTCTCCAAGAACGAAGCCACCTTTGAATGTCACCGTTGTCAGCGTAATCAGTTAGGTCAAACGCATACAAGTTGCCGTTTTCGTAGTCACCCACAATGATTTCATTGTTGTAAACCACTTGGCAATTAGATCGGTGACGAGTAAATTCGCTGTTTTCCCAACCCGCACGTTCATGCCACGCTTGGGTGGATGCGTCATAAACCCATGTTGTGTTAGCCGTAGGGAAGATCAACACATAGAAAATATGGCCGTCTTGCTGGTAGCTGTATGCCAGCGCATCAGATATATCTGTGTATTGCTGGATTTGCCATTCAACGGCATGGGTCGAAATGCGCTGGCCTTTGTAGCCATTGTTACGGTAAACAATGCCACGACCACGGGCATCAGAGCCAAGCCAGAAAACCGAGTTATCTACCTTTGCCACAGAGTAAGGCGCGGCACAACCAATTTCGTTAAACGCACCTTGGATTCTTTGCAAAGGAAAATCTGCTGTTCCTGCGTCATACCAAACTTCAGTTGAGTTAGTGCCAAACAACCAAATTTCCCGATGGTCTACGATCAACGAAACCAAGTTATCAGGGTCGCCTTCTGCGCTTGCAAAGTCCAACGGGTCTACCGAAGTACCGTCAAGCAACTGAGTTACCCAAAAACGGGAACTATTGGGTTCGTTAAATACAAAATAACCATCAATGTAGCCAACTGTTACCGCGCCAGCAAAGTCAGGGTCGGTGATCTCAGCAAAGACTTCTGTGCTTGTGTTGTAAATAAACCCGTCTGGATTGCAAGCAATAAAAATCTGAGTGCCATTGTCAGACATAGAAACAGGACCAGTGCCTGTGACTGTGCCAATAGCCGTACCCTTTAAACGAGTCCGACCATACGTTTCAACCTTGTAAAACGTATTTCCAGATACCGCATACATGATGTCGTTGACTTTCCACAAGCCACGGATTGGACCATTGCCAATTGATGATTTGCGCTTTAGCCCAGGGCAACGGGATAAGAACGCTGGTTCTTTCCCCGCCTCTGGCACGATCTCTGGAAACAAGTTAACCATGCGGTTATTCGCAGCGTTAATACTACGAGCCACATAGCAAGAACCAAGGATCGGGGAATCCATTAGTAGTTACCAGCGTAAATGTTAAAGCGTTGGCGTGTAGCCACAATTGCGTAAGGCAACGCCATCACATCATCAGGGTTGTTGATGCGCTTCAGATTGCGCTTAGATGTCATTGCAATACGCTGAACTTGAGGAGATGGCTCAATGCCGTACTCAGGTGCAATTTCCATTGCCAAGTTGTATGTGAACGCTCTCAAATAGCCTGGCGGGAACAGAATCTCAGTCACCAACGTAGCTGGCTGGCTTAACTCTTGGACACTAATAAAATGCCATTCCAAGTCCCGTGTAGGTCGGGGATAAATAGACATTGTTATGTCTGGATAACCCATGTTTACAAAGATTACTTGCGGGTAAGTGCTAGTGACTGTTTTGACCGCAATGCCGTTGTATTGTTGTTGGTTAATGAACTTGATACCAAAAGACACGTTAGTGCCTGGATCGCGGTAGTAAGTCGCCTCATCCAAAAGAACAGGCCGCAAGCCCACAAAGTTACCTGACGGGCCAAGTGTGCGGATGTATTCGCCAGCAGGCCAAGTAAAAGTTTGATCTTGGGTACAAAATACGGAAAGGCGTTCTGTATTCCACGAATCAATCATCTGATTCAAAGACATGAGCGCATCTTGCGACATAGAAGAAGATGGAGTCTCTCCCTCGGCAAGAACACCCAACAAGCGCAACGCTCTATTGATTTGATCGCCAGCCGTGTATGTAGCCATGACGAAGCTCCTTACGCTATTACTTCAGCAGATTTTCTACGGCGTTTGACTTCCAGCACGTTTACAGGAGCCACCTCATCAACAGGTGTGTCAAGAGTATAGCGCACCCATCCATTTGCTTCATCAGCAATGGCTTCAAGTTCCATAGTGGCAACTTTAGCCCCATGAACTTCGTGCTTCATGTAAATCACACTC